AAATTTTTGCAGAAAAGGGGTACACTTGGAAAGCCGTAGTGGAGACCTTTGAAGAAAAAGGTATGACAGAAGAAGACGCCCTAGTCAATGCTAGACTGGCACGAATACTAACCGCTGACGATTATGACTTCCAAAGAAAAGAACCTAAACTATGGTCCCCCTCCTCCGATTACAAAGTTAACGACGGAGCAGGATCTAAAGATGAGGCTGATAGCCGACAAACTAAGCAAGGATAGTGTAAGAAAAGAAGATATTATTACTGTCTTCTTAGCACTACAAAAACAAAATTTTATCTTAAGTAATTCTTTAATGAATGTAGTAGAAAGCTGGCCGAAAGAGCCACATGCTATGTTCGGTATTTTAATATGACAACAGAACTAATCTCCCGTACTGGTCGGGTCCAGTCTTGGCTGGATAACCCAGAATCACGCCTACCAGTTTCATGTACTGTATTCGTCGTCGAGGACACAATGGAAGGTCCAGACGGTATAGAAGCCAGCTGGAGGTTCGTCTCTCATGCTCTCAGATACGGAGCAGGAGTAGCAGTCCACTTATCAAAGATCAGACCTAGAGGTCACGAGAATGGTAGAGGTTTAGTAGCCAGTGGACCAGTATCATTTGCAAAAATTTATTCTAGTTTAAATGAAACATTACGAAGGGGTGGTCACTTTAAAAACGGTGCCGTTGTTGCTCACCTTGACATTGATCATGCCGATATTCTTGAGTTCGTGCAAACGCCCAGAGAAGAACTCCAATGGATTAAGCGATGTGTTAACGTCGATAGAGAAAAATGGACCAATAGTGACTCCCGAGTTAAAGAAGCAATTCTTAAAGGAATTGCCAAAGGAGACATTTGGCTTAACAAAATAAAACATGACAAAAACAACAACAGAATCCGAGGCAACGTTTGTTTGGAGGTATATTTGTCCTCACGAGGAACTTGCCTCTTGCAACACGTCAATCTCGGTGCCTGTAAAATCGAAGACTTGCAAAAAGCTTTCGCTACAGGTATGTCGAGCTTGTGCGATCTCCATGGGAGAACAAATATTGAGGCTAGTGGAGAGTACCTCCCCAGCAAAACAGACAGGCAAGTTGGACTGGGGGTTTTGGGACTCGCTAACTTCCTGAACAATAATAATGTAACGTATGCAGATTTTGCTAATGCGTTAGAAAATAAAGAGTGTAGCCAAACTGCACTCCATATTGTTGAACAATTGAAACTTGCCATAGATGGAGCTGCTCACATAGCTCGTCACAATAATATGGTACGAGCTTTTGCTATAGCTCCAACAGCTTCTTGTTCATACAAAAGTAAAGATGTAAAAGGATTTACATGTACTCCAGAAATTGCACCTCCAATAGCAAGGAGTGTAGACCGTGACTCTGGCACCTTTGGTGTGGAAAGAGTTTCTTATAGCGATGTCGAGATCGCTTCAGAAGTTGGTTGGGACGTTTACAAACGTGTCACCGATGGTTTTGTAAAATTACTCGATACTACGGGACTTCTTCATGGATACAGCTTCAACTCTTGGAGTGATGTTGTAACCTACGACAATGCGTTCGTTGAAGAGTGGTTAAATTCACCTCAAACCTCCCTTTACTACTCTTTACAGGTAATGGGGAACACGCAAGATAAGACAGACGCTTACGCTGCTCTTGATCAAGACGAAGTTGATGATTACTTGAAAGACATTTTAAATGATCCTATCAACTGCGATTGCCAAGAATAATGAAAACGAACCCTTATGATAAACTCCTTAGTAGGAAAAGAAAATGGACTCCAGTCAAGCCAAAGGCTGGTGTCTTTAAGAACGGAGCCGAAGAAGCCATCAGACGTTGCCTCGCAATACGTCATATGGAGTTACCTGTCGGTGAGTTCATTAAAGAAGGTCTTGAAAAGAACGTTCCCGAAAACGCTAGAACATTACTAATAGATAATGTTGTAGACGAGATACGTCACGATCAAGCTCTACAATATATAGTTGATGCACATGGTGTAGATGCTAAATCAGAAAACGAAGCTATGAGGTTAAGAGATGCTTGGATTGAACACCCAGACCATACTATCACAAAAGCCTTGGTTGCAGAACGAGCTATATTCTTTGTTCTACTTCCTTTCTTTCGCTTTACTGGTGACGCTGCTCTCAGAACAGTATCAGCTGATATATCCAGAGATGAACAGATCCACGTTGCGACAAATAGTCTTGTATGTACTGAGCTGGGTCTTGTTCCTAGTAATTCTTTGGACAAGCTTCGGAAAGCAACTATTAACTGGATATTTCAACCCTTAGGCAACAGTCCCGATAGATATCTGGACAAAAAATTTTGGCTGGATTCCAGCGACCGACTTATGTATGAAGGTAAAGCTCCACAGCTTTCTGAGACACAAGCCGGCAGGATGCCAGCTTTTTTTGAGCATTCTAATGTCAATCTCCCTCAATACTCTTAAGTTACACAACGAACGAGTGGAGGAGTTGCTAAAGAAAGTGGAAGATAATTTCCAATGGCAACCCGTCCACCCAAAGGAGGATCTTTCCTCCATCATGTACCGTGCTGGTCAAGCTAGTGTGGTAGAATATATAAAACATCTAATAAAGGAAGAAGAATAATGTGCATAGGCGGATTATTTGGTGGCGGTAATAGACAACAACCAACACCACCAAGACAAACAGTTGCTCCAACGATGAAAGCAGCTGCACCTCCAGCCGAGATGGTGAGTCCTGAAAGAATTAAGGATGAACAAGGTGATGAGGATAAACTATCAACAAAGAAAAAAAAAGCTCTCGAGATAAAGAAAGTTAAAGAAGGTGTTAAAACCTTTGGAGCTATTAATCCAGCTTCTCTACCAGATACACCAAGCGGTGGTGTCAACACACCATAAGGAGGACGTATGTGTTTAGGAGGCGGAGGTGGTTATACACCAGCACCAATAAAGAAGCCAGTCTATGAGGCTGGACCAGAATCCCCACCAGATATGGTAAACGATCAGTTCATTGATAATGCTAACCCAAGAGATAAAATGGAAGCGAATCGAAATTCAATGGACCCTAAAAAGACTAAACTAAAAGTTCAGTCAGATAAAAACCCGGGAATGATGTAATGAAAGCACGTGATAGATACAATCAACTAACCGTAGGTAGAAGACAGTTCCTTGATACCGCAGTTGAATGTTCAAGATTAACGTTGCCTTATCTTATCCAAGATGACCTTACCTCACGACCAACTCACCAGAAATTATTTACACCGTGGCAATCAGTGGGTAGCAAGTCGGTTGTCAATTTGGCAGCAAAACTTATGCTTGCATTGATACCTCCACAAACAAGTTTCTTCAAGCTACAAGTTAGAGATGATAAACTTGGTGAAGAGTTTCCACGTGAAGTAAAAAGTGAATTAGATTTATCCTTTGCCAAGATGGAAAGGATGGTCATGGATTATGTTAATGCCTCTAGCGATAGAGTTGTAGTCCATCAGGCATTGAAACATTTAATTGTGTCTGGTAACGCATTAATATTTATGGGCAAAGATGGTCTCAAGAACTATCCCCTCAACCGCTTTGTAGTAAACAGAGATGGTAACGGGAACGTCGTAGAGATTGTCACAAAGGAACTAATTAGTCGTAAGATGCTTGGTATGGATCTCCAAGTAGCTATGCCAAACTCTCCCGGAGACGATGGCCACAAGACAGGATCCGATGATCAAGACGTAGAAGTGTATACTTACGTCCGACTCGACAATGGTCGATGGATATGGCATCAAGAAGCATTCGATAGAATACTCCCAAACAGTCGTAGTACTGCTCCCAAAACTGCAAACCCTTGGCTGTGCCTGAGGTTTAACGTGGTGGACGGAGAAGATTATGGTCGTGGCAGAGTAGAAGAGTTCCTCGGCGACATTAGATCGCTCGAAGGATTGTCTCAGGCTATCGTAGAAGGCTCTGCAGCAGCAGCTAAAGTAGTCTTCCTTGTATCACCATCCTCGACAACTAAACCAAAGACTATAGCCGATGCTGGTAACGGAGCGATCGTTCAGGGTAGACCTGATGACGTTGGCGTTATACAGGTAGGCAAAACAGCTGATTTTAGAACGGCAGCAGAGCAGATGCAAACTTTAGAACGTAGAATAGGTGAAGCCTTTCTCGTACTACAGGTTAGGCAAAGCGAAAGAACAACTGCGGAAGAGGTACGCCTCACGCAAATGGAATTAGAACAACAACTTGGCGGCTTATTCAGCTTGTTAACGGTTGAGTTCCTAATACCATACCTCAACAGAACATTACATATGTTACAACGCACGGGTCAACTACCGAAGATCCCTAAAGATGTGGTACGACCACAGATAGTAGCTGGTGTTAATGCTCTAGGTAGAGGACAAGACCAACAGTCTCTTGTTCAATTCGCACAAACTCTGGCACAAACAATGGGACCAGAAGTCATGGCTAAGTATCTTGACCCCGGTGAGTACGTTAAACGTCTCGCTGCATCTCAAGGTATAGATGTACTTAACCTAGTTAAGACACCTGAAACCATGCAACAGGAAAAAGAACAGCAGATGCAACAGATGCAACAGCAAGAATTGTTGAAGCAAGCTGGTCAATTCGCTGGTACTCCTATGATGGACCCAAGTAAAAACCCCGGAATGAATCAGATGATACAAGACGGATACGATCAATTACAAGATGGCAACACACAAGGCGAGCCGCCCACAGAAGGTGGCGAAGAAACCCCTCCCGAAGGTTAGCAGACCAGAACCACTGGTACCACAAAATGAAATAGCCACACCAACTAAGTTTACAACTAGAGCAAACATAGGAGCAGATCCTGAGCTAGTGACAACGTTTGGTCTTGGCAACCTAAAAGTAACCACCGCTAAAGGAATTAAAGATGACGGAAAAACTAACGTATGACCCAACTCCAGCTGACGCTCCTGAGTTTACAGAAGATGAACAAGACTCACTAGCTGTTGCGGAGAAATTAGGTCAAGAAGAATCTGAACTATATGCTGGTAAGTACCAGAGTGCAGAAGAATTAGAAGAAGCATACATTGAACTGCAAAGAAAATTAGGATCCTCTGATGAAGACGATGAAGTTGAAGAGACTACATTAGAAGATGATGAGTATCCTGAAGAGGTTGCAGCAGGTGTAGACTTAATCACTACTGCCTCAGAAGAATACTATGAGAATGAAGGAGCTATCTCTGAAGAAACAATGCAACGTTTTACAGAGATGTCTAGTTCAGATCTAGTAGAAGCTTACATGGCTATTAGAGATCGCAACCCAGATGTAGACGGCGGTGTAGCTGCTGACTTATCTGATGCTGAGATGAACCAAGTTTATAACTCAGCAGGTGGTGAAGCAGAGTATGGAAAATTAACAAGTTGGGCAGCTAACAACTTATCAGAAACAAAGCTAGATGCTTTTAATGATATGATAGATAGAGGTAATTCTACCGCTATACAAATTGCAGTTGCTGGACTACGAGCTGAGTATGAAGCTCAACAAGGTTACGAAGGTCGAATGCTTACAGGTAAAGCTGCACAAGCTGCGGATGGATTCCGTAGTCAGGCTGAAGTTGTACAAGCTATGAACGATCCTCGTTACGATAGAGATGAAGCATATCGTCAAGATGTGTATAACAAATTAGAACGTTCTGATATTCAATTTTAATTATGTCTAAAGCATATGATCCATCTGCACGTATTGATACGATGCAGGTAAAATACAAAGTAAATACTACAGGTGATCGTTGGTTCATTCCTTACAATGACAACGGTACTACAGCTGCACAAGTAGCACAATGTAAAAAACAAGTTGGCAATACAGCTGACGGTACAGACGCAGGAGCTGAACAGTAATGCCCGGACACTACGGAGACAAAAAAAAGAAGAGAGCACCTTCTGCTAGACCAACTAAATCTAAAGGTCCAGTTATGAAAGGTGTTAAAGCCGCTGCTCTTGGCGGTGCAACTTTTGGAGCGTCAGCTGGCAAAGGTGCAAAAGATATGGCTATGAAAACCATGGCTCTTCTTAAAAAGAAAAAGAAAAAGTAATGACAACTAAACGAAAGAGTGTTAGTCTAAAGATAGGCAAACATAAAAGTCGTTCAGGCGGCTTGACAGCTGCAGGTCGTAAAAAGTATAATGCAGCTAC